AGCTTTGCCAGGATCTTCAAGAGAAGCATTCATTAATTCTATAGGATCTAAAACAGCACCAAATGCTCCTCCTAGATCTCTAACTAACCCAGCAGCCCCGTCAAAGGTTTGAAGCTTTGAAACAAGATTGTCAACACTAGAGGTGTCTAATTGAAGTTGACTTAATGTTGCACCGAATTTTGCTATCGCTTCTTCGCTAGCAGCACCATATCTTTCATAATCAGATAGTGCATCTGTTATATTGCTTGATATTTGATAAATGCTAGCAGCAGTTTGCTGAGAATAAGCTTCAGCGTAAAAAGCTATTTTCTTAAAAGTTTCGGCAGTTACAACTTCGGAGCTAGCCATTTGGTTATCTATAATACCTAAAAAGTCTTCGTTGCTTATTCTTAATGCTCTTTGAATAGTAAGAGTATTAAGCATCATTTCTGTACCTTTTTCAGTTTCGTTAGCATAGTCCTGAGCTATTCTATTAATATAGTAAGAGTTTACATCGTATATCTCTTGTAGCTCTTTTCTAGCTTGTGCAGCAGAACCAAAAACACCTACAATCGTTCTATCACCAATTAGCCTGTCTGCGTCGTTGGCCATCTCTGATATCAGCCTTGCCTGAGATTTTACTGTAAAAGAAACAAAGTTTTCATATTTTCCAGTAAAATAATCAAAAGTACCTCCGTACTTATTAATTGCGTCTTCGATAGAGTCAGCCAGTGTTGATTTTACTACTTTGTCACCGTACATAGGCGCTGCGCCTTTGGTAGCAGTATCTCTACTAGCGCCAATAGTATTATCAGTTGATCTTGAGCTTCTTCTTGAGGCACCACCCGTTCTAAAAGATTCATCATTATCTAGCTTTGTATTGATCTTTTTAAGCGTATCTAGTATTTGTTGTTCTGTTGAGGGTGGCATTTATTACTCCTTGGAGAATTTTCGATACATTTTTTCAATTGCATCGTCAGGCCTTTTTAATTCTTGTTGGTTAGACTGTTGTTTAATGGCCTGTTGTTGTTTTTCATAATCGGCTATAATTCTATCTATATACCAACGACGATATCTCACAGGAAGTTTTTTAATTTCGGTATAAGACATACCAAGGTTTTTTTGTAAAAAATAAAAGCTTTCAAGCAGTATTTCTTGATAATTAGAGGGCAGGCCAAAAAAAAGAGATTCCTATCGGAAGGTCTATCGAATTGGTAGTATTACAATTATGACATGCCAGAGGGACTTTCATAGAAATGCCAGGTTTGTTTTCAGCAATGTATTTTCTTAGCTTTGAAGAATCCAAGGCAGGCATTTTGTTAATAAACATGCTAATTTTTGACCTATCTCTAATTCCGTCAATTGATACTATGTGAGAAAGTAAACTGTCAGTTACGCTTCCCTCTATATAGTCCTCACCAAACAGTGCTCTTTTTCTTTCTTTCTCGATACTTAGCATTTGATCGTCTCTAATAGTCAAAAATTTAAATGTTACTCGTTTTTTAGAAACAGGTAACTCAAATTCAAATTCATTGACACCCTCAGAAATAGGATTTAATTCTAGTCTTTTAATTTCAAGGTTTGATAAATCAAACTCTTTGTCTTTATGTCTCGTTCCACAATTAGGACAGTTTACGCTAGCTTCATAAGAAGTTCCGTAACCTGTAATTCTAATAGAAACCATTAATGCATCTCTATCACCTTTTAAAAGTGAATTAACATCAACGTTTTTATCAATTAAACACGACTTAATTAGCTCATCAACAACTGTTCCTTTTTTAATAAAGGCTCTACTAGTTAAGATATCTTCTTCTCTTGCAGTCATTGATTTAATTTCTAAGGCTTTTGTCCTATGCATTCCGGATTCTTTAGAGTAAACCAAACCTTCAGAAGGTACAGGAACAAGCTCGACTGGTATTTCCCAGCCAAAATCATCTTTTGCAACATTTCTAACATGACCAGAAAGATCACCTGATGGCTCTTGACTTAAACCGCCTTGCGTAAATATTTTATTTGACTCTCTCATAAATCTCCTATGCTTTATAAAATAATATTAAATAGCATAGTAAAGTAAAATAGTTTATTAGTATTGTAAAACGCAGTTATCAAATCTCAGAGTAAGATCAATTGCCATTGGTTCTGAATCGTTGTCATAAGAAAGTGAATTAAAGTTAGCTGAAGTTATAAATGCACCTTTAATATCCCACAATTCTACGACTGTTCCAACTGGGTCTAGCATTTTAATTTGGCAATCTCTTTTATAGAAATCAGCGTAACCCGCTCTTCCAGAAACAGATTCAACGTGAGTTCTAATCCATTCCATTACTTGCTGTGCGCCTGACGGTGCGATTGGATCATGAAGATTAACGTTCATTGTTCCAAATGTAAGCCTACCAGCAAGGTATCTTTTAGAATTAATAAAGTTAAGTGTAGTTTCAGCTATTTGGTATGACGGTCTTGAAGCAGATTTCATAAGAAAAGCATCAATACCCTCTATTGAAAAAACCCATCTAAACTGTCTTTTTGGTTCGAATTTGTTTGGTAGCATATCTACTACAGAAAGAGTCTCAGCCATTTTTATCCTCCGATAATTTTATTTCTTTACAATAAGTATATAGTTTTTTAATTTTTACTTTAAATTTGTGTTCCTGCATTTGTTACAACAAAGTCAAGAGAAACAAATTCGATTGTCTTTGTAGGTTGTAGTAGAATTTTTCCTCTAACAGTGTTGTTTTCAACGTCTGCTTGAGTTGTCGTAGTAGTATCAATAATTACTTTGTATCTTGACAAACCTTGATTGTCTTGAACATTTTGTAAAATAGGATCTACCAAAGATTTAAACTTAGCAAGTGTCTCTTCTCTATTTGGTTCAAAAATAATTTGATTAGCAGCATCTCTAATAAGTCTTCTTATTTCAATTAGCAATCTTCTTACATTAACTCTATCAAGAGCATTTGCAGATTGTTGCAATGTTTTCTGACCCCAAATAACAAGATTTGTACCTGCAAAAGAAGTAATCGGATTTATTTTTGAATCATATAAATCATCAAGGTTTTCTTGATTTAAAGACATAGTACTTTGAACCGATGACTGCAAGGAAGTTCTTGCAAACCCTGCCGGTGCAAACCATGGGTGACCGATAGAGTCATTTTGAGAAAATGCACCTAGTACAACAACGCTAGGCGGAACCTTTATGTTGGTCGATCTTTCTGGATGTTGTATGATAATATCTGGAAAGTACGTTGCAGCAAAAGAAGTATTAAGACCTCTATTCTTAAATGCCTCAATTGTATTTGTTACATCAACTTTTTGTAAAGATCCAGTAACAACTGTATCGTTAACATCTCTTTCCTGAGGATCCATAACATACATTGCATCAAATCTTGATTCCATCGCAGAGATACCATGGCTTGTTACACCTATGTTTCTTTGACCTGGGATCGCAAGAAGCTTAATATCAACGTCTGCGTCTGTTGCCATAATATCGATAGCTTTTCTATATGCAGCAACCGTAGGGCCTTCGATTCCACCTTGATTTGTTTCGTTAGAATATTCTCTATGAGCAGCAGTATCTGTTAATTTTGATTTTTCTTTATCAAATATGTTTACACCATCCCATCCGCCTTGAAGAAAAGTAACAAATTTTCCGTATTTTCTATTTGCAACTTTTTCAAAGTCTGAAACTTTTAAAGCTCTTGTTTTATCAGCAGAGTTAGGATCATCAGCTATGTTGCCATTTCTAACAAAGACTGCATCTGACCACTTTGAAGGATCAGCTTTGCTGTCGGATCCTGTAACAACTTTAACTTTATCAAGAGCAAACATGTTAAGATTAAAATCATCAGAATCTACAATCCCAAAATCATCGCTAACTGCAGCGCCTTCATTGTTACCTATCCACACGTTAGCAATGTCTGTTCTAAAATCTCCAAAATACTTGGTAAAGTTTTGAATCGCAGAACCTTGAGCAAACGTCTTATTAGGATCTACTGCAGACTGAACCTTTGAAAACTGAGGTCCCCAATAAATACTTGAATTAAGCCTTGCTCTTGAACCAGCACCAATTGTTAACTTTTGAATCATAGGAACAGGCGGCTGAACTGCATGTCCCGCTATTGTTCCTGTGTGTATCAAAACAGTATTTGACTCACCTACATGACTTAGTGCAGATCCTGACGTAGCTAGGTGATAGTGACCTCTAAATCCAAATGGCATAGCCGAGGCTGGAACCTGATTGGACTTTAATTTTGAAGAAGGCTCAACTCTAATATAACTACTTTGATTAGCATATTCGCCTTCAACGACAATAGATTGAGATTCAAGGCTATCGTCAAAGTTAAATCGTATCTTTTGATCACCGACGACTCTGCATATATAACGTTCAGAATTAGGATCTAGGTTTAGTTTGGTAAAAGATTCAATAATAGTAGGATTTCTATCTGTGTCGTTAAAATCTCTAACAACAAGGTCAAATTCTCCGTATTCATATTGAGGATCAGTTGAAGGTTTAATATTCTGTATACAAACTTTAAACTGTGTAGCTGGACCAACACCGTCTGACAGTGCAGTTATTTTAAACAAATTGTGTCGAACACCTGAGCTTGCCTGTGAGATAAACATTGGCGAAAAGGCATGTTGATATCTATTCTCAAAGCTTTCAAAGTTAGGAGCAGAATCAGAACCACCATTTCTAACATCGGAACCTGTTAATATAAATGCAATAGGTTCTCCTGCAGTAGAATAATTATCCGGAACTAAAGTACCGCTACCAGTAGCTACAGCCTGTGATCTATATACAGGAAAATCTGCGTATAAGTAATGTCCCTTCTCTTCGATTTTTAAAGGATCAGTATTTAAAACGTTTGCCATGTATTGAGGAGAGTCTGGATCAAATGAAAACTGTATTGAAGTCTTTGATGCTGTATCTGCTTTATAGCCATTTAAAAACAGTGTTGATTGATGCCCATTTGTAATAGAACCTGTAGTTGCGCCTTTCGGTCCGCCAGCAGTCGCAGAATCTCCCTGAGCAGGCGCTGTATCTGTTTCCCCAGAAACACCATGACTAGAATGGGAGCTTATTTTTAGATTTATACCTTGCGGTGCAAAAATAACCCCTCTAACAATAGGAACAGCTTTACCTTTACCGCCACTAAATCCACTAACAGCAAGAATGTTAACATCAGCAATAGTTGTTACTATTGTATTGTTTCCTGTTAGACCAATAGCACTTTGTGTCAATGTAAGCGTGTCATTGGCAGCATCTACTGTGGAAACAGCGATTGATATCGAGCTTACATGACCATTTGCGCTTTCAATAGCAGCTTTTATCTGTGCAGCTATAGTTGCGGCTGTAGAAAGGCCGTTTATCTGAATAACAACGTCAGTTCCGCTAAGAGCACCTGTCGCAGATGATCCTGTATCATCAAATATATAAGTCTTGGTTAGCTTGTTTGCATCAGTTATTGTTATTGTCTTTGTTGTATATTGACTGGGCGTAACTGAAACAGCTTGAATAGTTCCTGTTGCTGCTTCTTGAGCTGTTTCTTGAATTCCAGCATCTGATAAAAATGTCGAACCGTTAGATTCAGACATCAAACAACCAACAAAATAAGTTCTAGATGCAGTTTGTAAAGTTCCGTTTGCATACGGATTGTCTCCGATATCTCCGTTTGCTTGAACTTTTTTATCTCCTACTACAAATCCAGCTCTTGTTACAACACCTGATGCTTCTTTTTCTTTTCCTTCACCTGCCCCTAAGACTCTAATGTAGGTTCCTGCCGAAGAATTTCTAAGCCATTCTCTAAGAGCGATTGGTCCAAATTCGTTTCCTTTTGAGTCCCCAAAGATTCTTATAAGTTCTGAAGTGTTAGGCACTGTAACAGGAACAAAGGCGGGACCGCTCTTGGCTGTCCCGATGACACCTGCAGGAACTCCCGTGGGTTCCAATTGAGGCGGCCCCGCAACAGCTGAAAGGTCTATTTCATTAGCTTTTACGCCCGCACTTAATCTTGTAATTTTTTCGCTCATTTAATTCCCCATTTTAATAATATATATTAGACAAAATCAATACCTGAATTAGAAATAACAAAATCTATTGCAACAAACTCTATTGCCCTTGTTGGAACAATTACAATTCTACCGTTTAAAACATTGTTATCAATATCTGACTGTGTGTTATTTGTTGAATCAATTATAACTTTAAATTGATCTATTCCTTGATTTTCTTGAACAGAAGCTAGCGCACTGTCAACACGCCCTTTAAATAAAGATCTAACTTCTGGCGTATTGGCTTCAAAGACAAATCCAATAGAAATCTCAGAAACTATTCTTTTAACTTCTAATAACATTCTTCTAACATTAACTCTGTCCAATGAAGTCCTTGCTCTTTGTAAAGTTTTCTGCCCTGATATTACATATCCACTTTTTGGAAATGTTGATATAGGATTAACCCTTGCTTCGTAAGCAACATCTCTGTCTGATTTGTTAAGTCGTGCTCTTGCGCTAGTAACAAAACCTAGGGAGCCTCTGTTAAATCCGGCAGGTGCAAACCACGGAAATGAAGTGTTATCGTTGTAACCAATTGCAGACAAAGCAGCTACTGTAGCAGGAACCAGCTTTCTTCGGCCTTCGTCATCAATAATAACATCAGGAAAATAAGCAGCTGCGTAAGACGTATCGTAGTTTTTGTCTGAGAAGTTTTCAACTGTTTTTCTTACATTAACAGTCCCAGCTGTATCTTCGTACATTCTTTCATCTTTTGAAGTAATATGAGGAACATCAAGCAAAAGAAGGCCTTTGCCGTACTCTTCTATTTTTTCAATTGCATGAGATATTAACTCATCTGATCTGATTCCAGGAAATGTTAAGATGTTAATTCTTGATTGTGCAGGATCTGTTAAAAGATTAACTGCAACCTTATACGAATTAACATAGGCATTTGAATCTCCTGTTCCAAACGACATGTTTAGACCTATATCCGGAGAGTCAACACCTTTTCCACCGCTATCTGAAGAAGAAGCTTTGTCATTCATTATAGCCTGATCTGGATCAAGAATATTGGTTCCGTCAAAACCGCCGTAAAACATATTTGTAAATTTTGTGTATTCACTAAATCTATTAAAGTATGCAGAAGCTGTAAGCGACATTAAAGAGCCCAAGGTTAATCTTTGTCGACCTGTCTTAATGTCATCAGTTATGGTATAATCGCTTTTGTTAACTTCAGAGTCTCTTATATAAGCAGCGTTTTTCATCTCAGTTTCTGCTGAACCTGTTAAAAGCTGAGAGTAGTTACTAAGTGTTTCGCCTGTTTCTAAAAACTTGCCTAATCCAACTCTAGAAAGTGTAAATTTATTATGATTAAAAGAATCAGCGCCTGAACCTGTTACGAGAGCATCAAGTTTTTGAATTCCTAGAAACTTTGACATATTATCAATCATTTCATTATAAACTATTGATTCGTTAGATCTGTTAACGGGATCTGCAATTTCACCATCAGCAGGAAGTCTTTCAAACTTAACACCCCACGACATTCCCTTCACAGCAGATTCTCCAACAGCTCCTTCACCTACATAATTAAAGTCACCTTGTACATTACCTCTTGCCTCACCGATTGTTACTTTGTATCTAAAAGGAACTGGTGGAAGAATGGATCCTGTCATAGCATCTGACGTTGCAACTGCAGCTCCGTCAAGATAAACAATTCTCTCAAATCTTCCGTTTTCACCTAAACCTTGATCAAGATTAGCTGTATCGGGTTCTTCGTTAAATGTCTTTAAAAGCGGCAAGCCTCTAAATCCAAACGGTGCAGATTCTTTTGGTACTTGACCTTCTACTAATGCATCAGATAAGATGACTCTAATTCTTGCTGAATTGTTAGGGTATGTTCCTTGAATGACTAAGCGCTTTTCTTTTGCATCTGTTGCGTCAAAATTATAGACCATTTTCATATCGCCTATCTTATTAGCAATAAAATTGGGGCTGTCCGGATTTAAGTCGCAATTTACAAATCTTTCAATAACTTGTAACGATGTATCAGTATCCCTTTTGTTTCTTAGTTCCACATCAAACGTAGGGTAAGGATCTTCAGGGTTGTCTGATTTCTTTATGTTTGCAATTGAAATTTTATAAAGGTTGTTTGCATATCTTCCGTCATCAATACACTCAAAGTGGAAAAGATCATATTCTACATCACCAAATGGTTGT